CTTATCAAAGATTTTCTTGCCAAACTTGAACAAGAAAACTTTACCTTCGTTATCAGGATTAGAAGGGTCCTTGACAACGTAGACGTTTGAAATATACTGAAGTTTGCGTTTCTGCTTACGCGCAGTTTCCTTGTCTGCTTCAATACCAGAGTTCCACAACTGAGTATTGTATTCAGATACAGGGTCTTTCTTATTGAGGGTGGTCAAAGAATTTTCAATGTACCACTGGCCTGTAGGCCCTTGAAATGAGTGAGAGAACAATTGAACCCAAGGCATATCTTCACCTTCGGCCGCAGGTAGGAAGCGAATGACTGCCATGCCGTTGCCTGCTTTGTCTACTACGGGTTTCCAGAATCGGTCATCCTCGTAGGATTTCTTTTCACTAGACTTATCGTTTAGTTTGTTGACTTTCTCTGTCAACTTCTCCAAATCTTTTGCGCGAGATTTACGGAGTTCTGCGAATGTATTTGCCATCGTATTTCCTTTGTATTAAAAAGTATTGATTGTATTGTTTGCTTGTCCACTTATATCATGCTCAACTACAGTAGTATATAGTTGCTCAAGATTCTTTTTTGGCTGGAGAAGAACACAAATTTGCGATTTTCTCCTCACCTTTACCCCTGCATTACCACTTCCTTCAACGCCTTTTTCATTTTCGATAGGTCGCACTTTAAGAAGGGCTGGTACTTTTTGCATAATTTACTTACCTCTTTGTAGATCGGATCGTGAATAATTTTATCAGTTCGTTGTGTAAATTTCAATATCAAATCAAGCACCGCAAGAGTTTCGATACTAATCTCTTTTCTCAGGTACATCTTAATGATTTGTGGATGGTCTCCGTTTACACTATCAAACAATTGATTAAAGTCATTCGATTCATAGTCTGCAAGAAAGTCAATCTCATTTTTAAAATGATACGTCAACGATTCTTGCTTTCTCTTCCAATCTTTGTATCGTTCTTCTGCCTGATCTGAGAGTAGTTCACCTACCCATGTCTTTGTGTCGATCAGAAAGTTAGATACCAAAAAGTCTTCTAAGTAGGCATCTTTACGATTACCTAGTTTTGCAAAAAATATTTTATCTCTTCGATTCAAGAAAGCGTCATGGCTTACCTTGATCTTCTTATTGTACTTGAAATAGTCGTAGTTGTCAAGTACGAAATGATTCTTCAACGCGGTATAAATCTTGTATGCGTCAAATGCGTCCATTTTCATAGTGGCAACTTAGCAGTTTTGGGTGTAATCATTTTACCTTTGATGGCTTCACTCTCCATAACATGTTTCATTTTGCTCGAGATGAGTGAAGCCGCGGTTTCAACTTCCAAATTGTTTTGTTCACATATTAAAAGAACAGTATCAATCATTTTGATTGGCGACTTTGCCTTCGTAAGTTCTTTTATCTTGCCTTCAAACTCTTTTGGAGTCAGGATGTTTAGTTTACCATTCATTTTTTGATCTGTACTGGAATTTTAGGCGCACCTGGTGCGTCAACAGTTCCGTGAGTAATTGAGTATGCCAAGCAAACTCTGTCACTTGCATCGGCGTATGAACAGCGTACTGCAATAGGATCAATACCCTTTTCAATTGCACGTTCGATGTTCTTTGACATTAATTCTTTTTCTGTGAGAAACATAAAGAATAGTGTCGCGCAGGCTGTGGCTACCATAACGCATAGCGCAATGTATAGTCCGTTATGAGAAGTGTTAGATTCTTTCATTCGGTTTCCTTTTGTAGTTGTAGAATATGTGTCTGCCAATGGTAATTTCTTTCTTAGCGAAAGACCAATTCGGGTTAACATAGTCTGCATGATAGAATAGCGCACCGTTTGTCGGGTCCTTTAGATTGTCATGGTTAGTATAAAAGTGTATTGCTAGTTTCAACGCTTCATTATACACTGGATTAGGTGTCTTTGTCAATAGATTATTGGTTGAAATGAACTTGGGTTTTTCTTCACACCACCATGAGAATTGACATACTCCGTTGATCTTTTGCTTTACCACACCACAAATGGTATCGGCAAAACCTTTCTCAACTCTGTTTTGTGTAACAAACGCTACGGCGTATTTGCCAAGGGTTGGCTCATGCCCTGCTTCAAAGTAGATGTTCTCTGCTAGGCAATAAATCTCTCTTCTAGCCTCTTTGGTAAACTGCGAAATTTGCAAATCCAAATCTGGCATTGTTGTTTGACTTATTTTGTAATAATGCAAAGTTGTCATTATTGTCAAACATATGAGAAACAATACTTGGACCTTATATGCTAAGGCTTTCATATCTCCTCCTTCTGTTTTTAGTTAATACAACTATATGAGAAACAAATCCGGTCTATTGAAGTAGCAAAAGAATTGCCCTACAGGATTTTTATTACTTTCTAGGAATGAAGTTTTTTTCATGCTCTCATTTAATGCATTGGCTAAGTTTTCATTTCCGACATAAAACTTACATGCGGCTATGGCTTTAGCCAAATCAAGTATCGTAGGGGTGGAATAGTATTCTATACCAGTACGATATGTTTCTTCAAATTTCTCATACTCGTTTAAAGAACCTACAAATATGCCATGCTTGGCAATATTACGCTCTTTGAGTTTCAAATAAAACGGGTTTATTTGACTATTACCTGACTGATACCTTCCGGTCCGTGAGATAACTATCTTATTTAGCACACGTTCATCTTTTTCTACCGTAATCCATGGTTCATCAAGTTTTTCCTCATGATTTCCCCTAATACCAAGCCCCAAAAATACGCTTTCTGAGATTGTAATCTCTGGTACGGTAAAGATAAACCTGCGAAACAAGTCTAAATTGTACGTTATCTCTTCTCCGTTATAGATTTTTACATCATGTATGTACTCCTGAGTCTTCAATAGAGATATTATACTCTCTGCGCCCTCATTTGTCAACATTACTTCATTCGGACCTGTATCAACTACGCCTGTTCTAAGATAGAGAACGCCACCGCCTAGATGTTTAACGGCAGGTAGCGCCCAAATAATGTCACCTAGTTTGCCTGAATGCAAAAAAGTGTTTACCATATAAAGTTCTTCTTGGAATGTTCAATAATTTTCTTTAACTCATCGTCAAATACTGCCTTTGGTTGCCATCCAAGTGCTTTAAGTTTTGTATCGTCAAGTGCATAGCGCACATCATGCCCTGGTCGGGTAAAGTATGTGAGATATTTTTCATATTCAAAGTCTGTATTCATCCAACGAATGATACGTTTAATCACATCGATGTTTTGACACTCATAATTTCCGTTGATGTTGTAAATTTCATCACGCACACCAGCCTTGATGATTGTCAAAACTGCTTCAGCGGTGTCTGATGCATGTAGCCAAGTACGCCAAGGCATACCGCGATCATGCACATCAATCTTTTTGCCTAGCATCAAGTGCTTGCAAGTTTTTGGAATCAGTTTTTCTGCATACTGACCAATGCCATAGTTGTTTGTTGGACGTACAATAACGTATGGCACCTTGAATGTTCGCGCCCACGCGAGAATCAACATGTCAGCCGCGGCTTTTGATGCTGAATATGGATTGCTAGGCTTCAGCAAATCGGTTTCAATGTGTGCGCCCTCTTCAATGTCACCATATACTTCATCTGTACTGAAGTGCAACAGCGTTGGCATGTTGTACAAACTCTTTTGTTTGATCAACTGTAGCAGTTTATGAACGCCATTGATGTTTGAACGAAGGAAAACTTCTGAAGACATGATGCTATTGTCAACATGAGATTCTGCCGCACAATTGATTACATAGTCGCAATCTGCTAGACGTTCTAAGTCATTAATGTCTGATTGAAAAAATCTAAAATGATCTGGTGATATTTCGAAAAGTTTATCAATAAGATTTTCATCTGCGGCATATGTCATCTTATCAACACCGATCACATAATACCCTTCTTCAAGGCAACGCTTTGCAACATAGTAACCAATGAAGCCAAGACAGCCTGTAACGTAAACAACTTTTGTCATAAGTAATCTTCCAATGTTTTTATTATTCCGTCCAATCGCAATTTCTCGTTGCATAGCAGTTCACCATTGCCAAGATAGTTAATCAACGATTGACTTTCTACCATATACGAATCTTTGTCAATCCCGTAGATAGTGCAATACATGTCTAGTATATCAGAAACTTTGTACTTTTTCAAGTACACAAGATTCATATCGGTATTTCTTGGCTCTTCTTCGATGTACGATTCAATTACCTTGAAAATGTCTGGTAGAGAAAAAAAGTCAACATACCGATCATCTTTAAGAACAAACTGTTTACCCTCTTTTACATGAGAGATAAAACGCTTGAGCAATCGATTGTCTGATTCAGATTTATCAATTACAGAGAACAGTCTTACATTATAACATTTATCAAGATTTTTTGCAAGTCTTGCTACAATGTTTTTGCTTAGCCCATAACTATGCACTGGCACATAATGTTCTAGTTCATTTTCGGATACACAATCAAGCGATAAGTCAATGCTAAAATCTGCACCTGATGAAAAGTGTATGAGTCTACCAAACGATTCTCTACAATGTGCTAGATTGACAAACATGGAAAGATTGTCTGAAACAATTCGATTGTCAATTGACCGTGGCGTATCTCTGCCTACCGCCGCACAATGTACGATGGTATCAAATTTATGACTGAAGCAATACTCTACAACTGCTTGCCTATCAGTCAAATTTAATTCTTTGGAAGTTGGCGCATGTACATCGTAGTAAGATAGATGCTTTGCAAGATAACTTCCAATGAATCCTGATGCGCCTGTAACTAGGACTTTCATCTGTTATATTCTACAAAACGATTATTCTCAACATACTCTGCATCGGTGACATATGGGAATTGATCGTTGATTGGTCTGCCTGCTTCAAGTTTTGGTTCAATCAAAACTTTATCGCTTACAATTACTTCAATCAAAATCTTACCACTCACCAGGTGAAGTGAGTTAAGTTGGTCTACATCCCAAATGCGAACATAGTTCATGCCATATGCATATGCAATCTGTTCAGAGTTTGGTCTACCTGGACCGCGCCCATCACCTGTAGCGGCATGATTTCCTTTCATGTATGTGTCTTGAAACTGACGAATCATACCAAGTCCGCGATTGTTGAATACAATGACTTTTACGTCCAAGTCGTATTCAATTAATGTCTGCAATTCTTGAATGTTCATCTGAATGCCGCCATCGCCGTTGATACAGTAAACATCTTTATCTTCATTCATCATACGCGCACCAATTGCGGCAGGCAATGCATAGCCCATCGAATAGTGACCAGAACTGGTGATGAGTTTTTGTTCACCCTTGCGTTTGAAGATTTGATATGTCCATGCGTGATTTGCGCCTGCATCAGTTACAAAGATTGCTTTGTCTGTAGCAAGTTGATTTAGTTTCTGAATGAATGTGTATGGATTTAAACTACCAACCTGCTCTGCGCCTACGCTAATGTCTTTGTTCAAGTATTCATCACGAATGTCTCTGACATACTCTCGCCACTCAGACTTAACTGGTTCAACTTTTACTTGTTGTAAGACAGAAGGCAAGAATGCAAAATCAAGAACAACACCATCATACTGAGGTGACGGATACTTCTTCAATTCTTCTTCGTCAATGTCAAGCACAAGAAACTTTGCTTTTGGTCCAAACGTATTTGGATTGCCTGAACGCTGACGATTATCAAGTCTAGAACCTAGAACAAGAATACGATCTGCGTTTTGAATAACATAGTTGCCACCGCGATTACCATAGACACCAAAGTGTCCACAGTAATTTTTCATATCATGATTGAATGAGTTGAGTGCTGACCAAGAAGCAACAAACGGAATATCTGTATTGAATAGCC